ATTAAACGAAAACACTTGTTTATGGGAAGCACCAATACCTAAACCTACTGATGGCAAACAATATAAATGGGATGAAGAAAATACCGCTTGGGTAGAATATACAGAGGGTGAGTAATGTTTGGAATAATTGCATTTTCGGCAAACAGTTTTTCTACATTACCTGTTGATTCACCTATTAAATTAGGTGAAGCAAGTATTACAGCAGATGCTAGTGTCTCTGCTATTTGCTATCGCATTAAAACTTTTGCAGGAAACATTACTGCTAATGGTGATGCTACTGCTATTGGTTATCGTGTTCAACAAGGTGTTGCAGGTATTACATCTGATGCGACTGTTGATGTCGATTATTTAAGAATTATTGGAAATAACAATGCAAGTATTAATGCTTATGCGTTAGTCGATGCAGATGGATATTCCGTTGCTGTTGCAAGTGGCAGTATATTCTCTAATGTTTCTGTAATTGCTAATGGCATTTTAATTGCTAGTGGTGTAGCAGATGTTAATGCAAATGCAAATGTTACAGGCAATGCAAGAAGATTAAGAACATCATCATCAAGTATTGAATCTAATGCAAATGTTGACATAGATTATTTACGAATAAGAACAAACAGTGGAGATATATCTGCTTATGCGTTAGTTGATGCAGACGGATATTCACTTGCAAGAGCAAGTGGATCGATATTCTCTAATGTTAATGTTATTGCAAATGGTGTTGCTATATACAGTAGAAATGCAAATGTAGATGCAAATGCAACTATTACAACAGAAGCAAGAAGATTAAGAACATCATCAGGCAATATAAATTCTAATGCTACGCTATCATCTTTAGCAAATGCAATATGGTCAGCAGGTGGAGCAATTACATCAGAAGCATTAGTAGGAACAACAGGATATGTTTTAGGCGAAGAATGGTCAGATAGTGCAGTTGGTTCAGAAGTATGGACTAACTCTGTAGTAGGTAGTAAAGAATGGATTGATAGCACAGTTGGCACAGAAACATGGTCTACTGTATCATCTGGAAACGAAGTATGGGTGGAAGATACACCTGAATCAAACACATGGTTACGACAAGGATAAAACATGGCAAAAACAAAGATTTCTGAATACGATTCAACCGCAAGCAATAATACCGATGTAGATGGTATTAACATTGCTGAATCATGTCCGCCTTCAGGCATTAATAATGCTATTCGTGAGGTTATGGCACATCTAAAAGACTTCCAAGCAGGTCTATCAGGTGATACATTACCAATCGCATCAGGCGGAACAGGTGCTACTACAGCAAGTGATGCTAGAACAAATTTAGGATTAGGAACACTTGCAACATTAAACACTATTGTATCTGCAAACATTACAGATGGAACTATTGCTACAAGCGATTTGGCAGACGATGCAGTTACAAGTGCCAAAATTGCAGACGGAACAATTGTTGCAGGTAATCTTGCAAACGGTGCAGTAACAAGTGCAAAAATAGCAACAAATGCTGTAGATGCAACAGCACTAAATGTTAGTGGTAATGGAACATCAGGTCAGTTTTTAGTATCTGACGGAGATGGTTCTTTTAGTTGGACTACTTCAGATATAACAGGGTCTAATTCAACTAATGGATATGTTACTTTTAGCAATGGATTAATTGTTCAATGGGGTATATCTGGCAATGTAGCAAATGAAAATGAAATATCAGTGACACTTCCAATTACATTTCCAAATGCTTTATTTAATGTTCAATTAGTTGGAATACAAACAAGTTTTATTGGTGGTAGTAATACAATTTATTGGGATAGAAATGCTTCAACTACATCTTCAATTAGAATTGGTAATGATTCCAATGATGCAGGTTCTAGTATTCCTGTATCATGGGTTGCAATAGGTTATTAATGATATAATAAATTATCCAACTACTAAGGAAAACTAGTGAAAGATAATTTTATAGAAATATATGATAATGCAATACCAGACAAACTTTGTGATGATTTAATTAATACTTACAAATTAGCAGAAGAATATGGTTACACATATGATAGGCAAAATTATTCAAATAAAGTTGATTCTATAGAAATTGAAGATAATTCAATATCATTACCATATGTTCCATTGCAATTTATTGATTCAAATATAATAAATCAATTCAATGAATTATTTTGGAAATGTTACACAAAGTATGCAAACAAATATTCAATATTAAACAAAATTGGTTATCATAAAATGTATGGGATAAAGATTCAGAAAACTGAACCAAGTCAAGGTTATCATACATGGCATTGCGAGCAAGGAACAAAAGAAAATTCTGCAAGAATATTAGCATGGGCAGTTTATTTGAATGATATTTCAGATGGAGGAGAAACTGAGTTTTTATATCAATCTCAAAGAGTAATTCCAAAAAAAGGAACTGCAATGATATTTCCTGCTTCATTTACCCATACACATAGAGGAAACCCACCATTAACAGAAACAAAATATATTGTTACTGGCTGGATAGAGTTTTAATAAATCTAATACAAGGCACAATAATTAATGGCAACTCAACGTATTTTATTTGAAGAATGGCTACCTGACCAACCATCAGTTAGTAAATCAGTTCGTGAAGCATTAAATGTAGTTCCTGTATTAAATGGGTATACTTACATTAATAGTGCTGCAAATTATTCTGCATCTGCATCAGAAAATCTAAATAATGTATTTGCAGGTAAATTTGGCAACACTGTAACTGTATTTGCAGGTGGTGCTACTAAACTATTTAAATTAGATAACACTAATTTAACATTAAGCAATGTGTCATCAGGTACATATTCTGGTAACAATAGATGGCAATTTGTTCAATTTGGACAAAATATGTTAGCAACTAATGGCACTCAACGTATCCAAAAATGGACATTAGGAACTTCTACTGCATTTTATCAATCATCTACATTTGTATCAGGCACGTACTCTAGAAGTGGCACAACAGTTACTGCAACAATTACAGGTCATGGATTAACTGCTAGTGAAACATACGAAGTAGATATTACAAGTGGTGATGGAACATCTGGAAGTTATGTTATATCAGTCACTGATGCAAACACTATTACTTATACAGATACAGTATCAGGAACAACATCAGGAAATATAAACATTATTACATCAGCAGCACCTATTGCTAAACATATTACTATTATTAGAGATTTTGTAGTTGGTGCATATATTGAAGCAGGTACATATGCAAACAGGGTTCAGTGGTCTGATGTGAATGACCCTAATTACTGGAATAGTGGTGGTGCATCATTAGCAGATTTTCAGGATATTGAAGATGGAGGAGATATTACTGGGATAGTTGGTGGAGAATTTGGTATTGTATTGATGGAAAATGCCATTGTCCGCATGTCATTTGTTGGGTCGCCAAATATATTTCAGTTTGACACAATAGCTAGAGGTGTAGGTTGTATTGAAGGTGGCTCTGTTACGCAATATGCAGGCACGACATACTTTTTAGGTGCTGACGGATTTTATGCTTGTGATGGGCAACAGATTGTTCGTATCGGTGCAGAAAAAGTTAATCGTTACTTTTTTAGCAATGCTAACATTGGCGATATTGATACTATTTCAGCATCTATTGACCCTGAAAGAAATATTGTAATTTGGAATTATTCTAATGTGTCTGGTAGTCGTTCATTGATTATTTATAACTACCAAACACAGAAATGGTCAGAATCAGAAACAACTGTTAATTATTTATCTACTTTATCTTCAACAGGAGCAACATTAGATGGGCTAGACAGTGCTTATGATGTTACAGCAGGTTCATTTGTTGTAGGTCAATATTATACAATTAGAACAGTAGGAACAACAGATTTTACTTTGATTGGTGCAGTGGCTAATACAGTCGGTGTGTTATTTCAAGCCACAGGTGTCGGTACAGGAACAGGCGTAGGAATAGACCAAGCCGCAGCAACCACAGGTTTAGTATCATTAGACGCATTATCTGCCTCACTTGATGACAGAATCTGGAAAGGTGGTAAGTTCTTATTTGGTGGTGTTCGTGATGACAAAATTGTTGTATTTACAGGAGATAGAAAAACAGCAACAATTACTACAAACGATTTAGAGTTTGGTTATAACACACTTATTAATTTAGCAAGACCATCTGTAGATAATGGTAGTGCAGATGTACAAATAGCATCAAGACGTGAATTAAATGATGCAGTGACATTTAGCTCACCTGTATCAGCAGATGCAGAAGGTCGTGTAGGATTAAGAAGTCATGGTCGTTATCATAGAATTAAATTAACACCAACAGGTGCAAACTGGACATTAGCATTAGGAATAGATTTAGACGTTAATCAAGCAGGAAATAGGTAATGGCACGTCCAGATATGTATAGAAAGCTACCATGGCGTGGTGGCAATCCTAGAGAAGTAGCAGAAGTCGTTAATAACCTTGTTGAAGGTAAATCTAACAACACAGGATTTATTACTCTAGATACAGGTTGGGCTACATCTACGACATTGTTTGATGAGCGTATTGGTAATAACTCTGTCATTTTATTTACACCATCTAGCGACTCTGCTGAATCAGATACAGCACCTTATGGTGAGTTTATATCTACATCACAACAATTAGCACCTAGTGCTGGTAATACTGCTGTAGTTACATGGGATACAGAGCATGAAGTTAATGGTGTATATATAGATGTGAGTAATGATTCAAGAATATATGTTCGTAATGATGGTATCTATGATGTTGTGTTTTCTTTACAATTAGCTAACAACGCAAACGATGCACAGTATGCAGATGTATGGTTTAGAATTAATGGTATAGATGTTTCAGAATCAGGCAGAAGATTTGGTTTACCTGCAAGAAAGTCTGAAGGTGACCCATCTCATGTTACAGGCACAGCTAACCATGTATTAGATTTAAATGCAGGTGATTATATTGAAATTGCAGGAGCTACATCTTCTACAGACATCTCTTTAGAAACATTTGCAGCAACGACAACAACACCATACACAAGACCAGCAATATCAGCAGCACAAGCTACAGTGACTTATATAGCACCATTTAGTATGGATAACTTATATGTATCTAGCCAACAAAAAGGACAAGCTACAGTATCTCATTTCGCTAATAACACTAGTGGAAAAGAATACAAATATGTTATAATCGGCTAATGCAATTACAATATGTTCCTACTCAGGACATAGGTATTTATTGGGATAAAATAAAACCTAGTCTAGAAAACATGGCTCGGAGTTGGAGAGTTGAGGATGCGTATTGTGAATTGAAAGAAGGCCGTGCAGATTTATTCCTTACTATAGAAGATAATTACTTTACCGGTTATATCATAACTCAAAGACATGGTGATGTGCTACATATCTGGGCAGCATATAACGACAACAACAATGTTCTAGAAATAGGACTAGATTGCGTAAAAGAGTTAGCATTATCACACAGACTTAAACAAATAACATTTAAGTCTTATCGTAAGGCATGGGATAAGGTAGCGCCTAAATTGGGATTTAAGAGAGAGATATGGACATATGATTTGTGAACATAGCTCTTGTTCCTAAAAAGGACTACATACCTTGCTTTGGTGCAATACACGATTATTTAGAGAAGTCAGCTAAATATACATATGGTCGTTTCACAGCAGACGACATTAAGCAAAACCTATTAACAACAAACAAACAACTATGGGTTGCATACAAAAGTGTGCAAATCTATGGATTTGTTGTAACTGAAATCGTTACATACCCTCAAATGAAAACACTTATGATGCACTTTACAGGTGGCGTACATCTTAATAAGTGGAAAGACAATATGCTAAAGACATTACAAGAGTTTGCTAAAGAACTCGATTGTAAAGTCATCGAATCATATGGTCGAAAAGGTTGGGGCAAAGTTTTTGAGCAAGATGGTTATAAACCTCGTTTTATTTATTATGAATTACCTTTGGAGTAAACTATGTTAAATTTATGGAAACTATTAACACTATCCGTTAGAATGTGTACATTCGCTGGTGGTGGTGGTCTATTTGGCGGCGGCGGTGATGGTGGCGGTGGCACATCTCAAACAACAACAGATATTCCAGAATGGTTAAAGCCCTATGTTGAGTTTGGCCTAACTGAGGCGAAGGGTTTATATCAAGGCGCTGGCCCTGAGTACTTTCCTGGACAAACATATGTATCTCCATCTGGTCAAACAACTCAAGCATTAGGTCTTGCAGAGCAAAGAGCATTAGCCGGTAGTCCATTACAAAGAGCTGCACTCCAACAGCAAGCAGGAACAGTCGGTGGACAATACTTAGGTGTTAATCCTTATTTATCAGCTGCATTAAAAGCAGGTCAAGCAGAAGCTACACAGGCTTATTTTGATGCAATAAAAGGTGGTCGTAGTGGCGCAGTAGCAGCAGGTAGAATGGGTAGTGGCGCACAACAACAAATGGAAGGTCGTGCAGAACAAAACCTAGCGACTGCATTATCACAACAAGCAGGTCAGTTAGCTTATCAAAACTATGCTGCTGAACGAGGAAGACAAGAAGCTGCTGCTGGATTAGCTCCATCATTAGCTGCAAGTGAATATGCTGATATTAACCAATTATTACAAACTGGTAAAGCAGGTGAAGCATATCAACAAGCTGCATTAGAAGCCGATGTAGCACGATTTAACTTTGCACAACAAAAACCATACGAAAAACTTTCAAGCTACTTAGGTGCTGTTTATGGCGCTCCTGTGCCTATGCAACAAACTACTACACAAGAATCATCAGGTGGTGGTGGTAAAATTATTTGTACAGCAATGAACCAAGCATACGGATTCGGTTCATTTAGAAACGCAGTATGGCTTAAATACTCACAAGAAAAACTCACTAAAGAACACGAAGTTGGCTACCATGCGATGTTCTTACCATTGGTTAAAATCTCATACAAAATGGGTAATAAATGGTACAACAAGGCTGTTAGAACTGTTCTTGAGCATCTTGTTAAACATCGTACTAAAGACATCTATCAAGAATCTAAAGGTAAAAAACGTGACACATTAGGTCGCATATACAGAGCAATCTTTGAACCACTATGTTACCTTGTTGGTAAAATTAAAGGAGTTAAGTAATGAGTGACCCAATAACAATAGGTGCAGGATTAGGCGCAGGTCTATCAGTATTAAGTGGTAAAAGTCCATTAAAAGGTGCAATGATGGGTGGTCTTGGTGGTGCAGGATATGGCGCATTAACAGGCTCAGGATGGGCAGGAAACCTATTATCTAAAGGTGGTGTATTAGGTCAAGGAGCTACAGCTGCAACATCTACAAGCCCTTTAGGAACTGGTATTATGGGTAATGCAGAAATGATTAGCCCATTTACTCCACAAGGTGTATCAGGAATACAAACAGTCACTCCAGGTCTTACCGGTGCAGAACCTATATTAGGCCAAGCAGGTCAACAAGCTATGGCGCAATCTGCTCCACTATATACAGGTAGACAAGGTATGTTTGACACAATGGGTGGCATATCTAATACACCAGGTGTATCTAATGCTATTATGACAGGTGAAACTGTTGCAGGTGGTGGTGGATATGGTGCTTTAGATAGAATTAAAGATACTGCTAAAGATTTTGTTTCTCCTGTTACACAATTTGCAGAGGAAAATCCTAGAACTACACAATTAGCTACAGGAGTGGCATTAGCTAATATGTTACAACCACAACCAGGATTTCAAATGCCAAATACTCCACCATCACCTACACCTATACCATCAAGAGAAAGTGTAGCTACATACGTTCCTGCAAGTCTTAGAACACAGGTCGCAAGAAATGTAGACCCTAGATTACAATCATTATATGGATTTGGCAGAGGATAAAAAATGGGAATATTAGATACAATATTTGGAACTAGCTATCAAACACCAGGCATAAACCCAGATGCAAGCACACCATTACCTACACCATTAGGTAGAAAATTGCCTAATGTATTTATGACACCTAACTTAGCAGAAGCAGGTTTATTAGGTGCAGATGACGCACAGGCATTAGCAGTTCAAAATGCTCTGCAACAACAAGCTACTAAAGCAGGTTTATTAAGTGCAGGCGTTAGCTTTCTTACTCAACCTCGTAACTTGCAAGCAGGTAGTGCATTACCATATTTAGGTCGTGCATATCAACAAGGTATGGCATCTGCTGGTGATATATATGGCACAGGATTAACACAATTAGCTAGACAACAAGCATTTGGTCAAAAGAAACAATATCAAACAATAGACTTAGGCGATAAAGTAATTCTTGTTGACCCAGTTACTAGTGAAACTATTAGAGAAATACCAAAATCACAAGTAGATAAACTTCCTACATCAATAGAAGAATTTGAATACGCTCAAAAGAACCCAGATTTTAAAGACTTTCTTGAAAAGAAAAAAGATAAAGGTATTGAGATTAATCTTGGTGGTGATAAATTTGCTGATACATTTGGTCAAAATGCAGCTTCATTAGTATCTGATTCATTTAATAAAGCAACAGCAGCCCAAACAACATTAAGCAAGATTAATGACATTAGACCTATAATTAAAGAAGGTGTATTTGCTGGACCATTTAGTACATCACAAAGAGTTTTAACTCAAATAGGGTCAAAACTTGGAGTAGCTAGTGAAGATGCTGCTGAAACTTTAACAAGAACAGCAGAAGCTATGCAAAGTTTAGCTGGATTTGAATTAGAAGCAGCTGCGGCTATGAAAGGTCAAGGAACTATTACTGAAAATGAACGTTTGTTAATACAACGTGCAGCAGCAGGTAGAATAGGTGACTTTACATCAGATGAAATTAATACACTATTAAACGCTATGGAAAAAACATCTCAATATAGAATTGATATTCATAACAATAATCTTTCAACTATTGCAAATATTCCAGAAGCTCAACGATTTTTACCATTATATAAACTTCCAGAATTAAAAGTTGGTGGTAAAGAAACATCAACCATTAATAAGCCTACACAACAAAAAAGAACCAGGGAAGATATATTAAAACAATATGGAGTCCAGTAATGGCAGATATAAAACAACTTGAAGATGCTTTAATTGCTGCACATGATGCAGGTGATACAGAAGCTGCAACCATTATCGCTAATGAAATTAAAGGATTAAAAACATATTCTCCTACAGCAGAATCTGCAAGAGCATTAGCACAAGGTCTTACTTTTGGATTTGGTGAAGAAATAGAAGCAGGTGTTAGAGCGCCATTTAGTGAGCAATCTTATGAAGAAATAAGAAATCAGTTAAGACAACAACAAGAACAATTTGGAAAAGATTATCCAGTAAGAGCTACAGGCTTAGAAATAACTGGTGGATTAGCTCTTCCAACAGGTGTATTAGGATTGGCTGGAAAAGGTCTTTTAAAGGGCGCAACACTAGGTCAAAAAGCATTAACAGGCGCAGGAATAGGTGCAGGCTCTGGTGCTTTAACTGGTGCTGGTATTGCTCCAGAAGCAGAAGACATACCTAGATATTCTGGTGTTTATGGAACATTAGGTGCAGGTCTTGGTGGCGCATTAGTTCCTGGATTAGCATTAACTGGTAAAGCCGTTAAGAATGTAGCTCAAGGTCTTGGTATAGGCAGTGAAAGTAAATTTGCCACAGCCAAAATAGCAGAAACATTAAATAAAGAAAATCTTACTACAAAAGATGTAGATGCTTTATTAAATGAATATAGAAAAGCTGGCGTGCCAGATATTACAATAGCAGATTTAGGTAAAAACTTACAAGACTTAGGTTATTCATCTTATATTGTTCCAAGTGGCGCAAAAACATCTACAGAGGCATTGATAAGAGAAAGAACAGCTAATCTTCCTGGACAATTAACAGAAGGTCTTATTAAAAAGTCAGGCGTTAAGTCTAAAGATTATGGTTATGATTATCTTACTAAACTTTCTAAACAGCAATCTGATGAAGCGTTAGTAGCTTATCCAAAAGCATATTCTAAAGATATTTCTGCCACTCCATTTAGACCATATGTTGATAGAGATGTATTTAAAAAAGCATATAACGAAGCTGTAGAAAGCGCTAATGTATATGGTGAAGCATTACCTCCATTAGAATCAATTAAAAATGCTCAGTTTGTTCCTACAAACGTATTACATAAAATTAAAATAGGTTTAGATAGAGTAGTTGAAAAAGAAACAGATGCTATGACAGGTAAGATGACTGGATATGGTCGTGATGTTGCAACTATCAGAAAAGAATTTAATGACAAAATTAAATCATTAAATCCTGATTACGCTTCTGCTAATAAACGTTTTGCAGACATGACTGAGCTACAAACAGCATTTAAAAAAGGTAATGATTATCTTAAAATGACTGATTCAGAATTAATTGGTTATCTTAAAAAGTTAAAACCAGCAGAAAAAGAATCATTTAGAACAGGTTTAATATCTAAAGTAAGAGATGAACAATCTAAATTTGAAGGTGTTGACTTTACTAAAAGAATATTTGGCTCTGATAAAAAGAAAGCTGCATTAAGACTTGCTTTTGATGACCCTAAAAATTATCAAAATTTTGTTAAACAAATAGAAGGTCAAAAGAAATTAATAGAAACACAGCGTAGAGTATTAGGTGGTTCACCAACAAGAGAAAGAGAAGTTATTAGCGAATCTGCTCAACAATTAGCAGATACAGCCCAAATTGGTGCTGGTAATATTACGCAACCATTAATGAATATAGCTCGCAGAGCGTCAGGAATGAGACCAGGAGTGGCTGAACAAATACAACGTGGTTTATTTGCTACTGACCCTGCACAACAAGCTAGTTTATTACGACAAATAGAAGCTATGCAATTAGGCAGAATCAATCCATTAACAAGCCAAGAGTTATATTCCACAGGAGCAGGTGTTGCGCCAGGATTGTTGGCTGATTAATGATATGGCATACACTAACCATACCTCCTATTAACTTATACAACGTACCGAGGAATTATGAAAGATATAGACCCCTACGAGATTGGTCGACTGACCGCAGAAGTTCAACAGTTGAAACAATCACAAGTTGAAATGGAACGAGACATCAAAGAACTACTCGCACTAGCTAACAAGTCCAAAGGTGGATTCTGGGTAGGCATGGCCATAGCATCTTTTATTGGCGGTATCATAGCGTTTGTTTTAAAAGGGTGGCTAGACCATTGAGCATAATATACGATATTATATTTGCACTATTTAAACTCTTTATTGTCCCAATACTGTTCTTTTTCTTTTACTTCTTATTTGCATTAACTGCAATCATAGAAAAAGTCATTGTTGGTATTGATAAACTATTAGATAGTATTATGGAATGAAGCTCGATATAAGAACATTAGAAGCTATATACGATATGCTTATCTCAACTCATGTGTTAAGAGATGTTGGATTACCACCATCTTATGAAATAGATTTTGAGTTACTTTCTGTTAGCGATAACTGTATGGCATCTTACACACCTGACCCTGATACCATAGGTGTATGTCCAGAACGACATCGATTCTTAACGAGCGTTATTAAGTCTATGTTGCATGAGATTATCCATATGACTAACCACTATTATGGTAAGTCTTATATAAGACATGATAAAAGCTTTCAGGAATTGCGTAAGCACATTTCTAATGAACTAGGTTTTGATGAAAACGAAATATAAGGATTAATATGTGGACAGCATTGATAGCGCCAATTACATCTATACTCGATAAGTTTATAGAAGACAAAGACCAAAAAAATAAGTTAGCCCATGAGATAGCCACCATGGCAGAGAAACACGCTCACGAAGCTAACATGGTACAAGCAGAAACAAACAAAGAAGAAGCACAGCATCGTAGTGTATGGGTAGCCGGTTGGAGACCATTTATAGGATGGGTGTGTGGCTTTGCACTAGCATGGCATTTTGTTCTATCCCCTGTTGTCCTATTCTTTGCGGCATGGTTTAATATCGTATTACCTGCCTTACCAGCATTTGATATGGGTAGTTTAATGACTGTATTAATGGGTATGTTAGGCTTGGGTGGATTACGCACATTTGAGAAAACAAAAGGTTTAACTAGATGAGATTATCTAAACACTTTAGTTTAGAAGAATTAACACAATCGGATACAGCAGTTAGGCTAGATATAGATAATACGCCTACTGTTGAAGTTATTGATAATTTAACATTTTTAGCGGAGAAATTAGAAGATGTACGAGCTTTATTACGCACTCCTATGCTTATTAGTAGTGGCTTCCGTAGCCTCCTTCTTAATCGTCATTTGGGAAGCAGAGATACTTCCAGTCACGTTAAAGGATTGGCTGTCGACTTTATATCACCATCTTTTGGCAATCCTGAAGCTATTGTTAAAACCATTGTGGAATCTGATATACAATACGACCAAGTCATTCTTGAATTTAATCGTTGGGTTCATCTCTCGTTTTCTAAAGAAAAACCAAGACTCCAATCTTTGATTATAGATAAAAAAGGTGTTCGACCTTTTACTTAATTATGAATAGTTCAGTATTAGTCATCTCTGACTTACATATACCTTATCATCATCAAGATGCTTTTGAGTTTCTCAAGGCATTAAAAAAGAAGTATAAACCTGATTTAATCGTGAATATCGGAGATGAATTAGACCATCATGCCATCTCTATGCACGAACACAATCCTGACTTAATGTCAGCCGGTGATGAGTTAAAACAGTCTAAAGAATATGTAAGAGATTTAGAGAAGATATTTCCTAGGATGACCCTAGTACATTCCAATCACTCATCTTTAGTATATAGACGTGCATTAAAATATGGATTACCTAAAGACTATCTTAAGTCTTACAATGAGTTTCTAGGTGTAGGTGATGGATGGAAATGGGTCGATGATTTAACTGTTACGCTATCAGATGGTAGCCGTTGTTTCTTTACGCATGGAATTTCCGCAGATGTTTTGAAAGTTGCAGCCCAATACGGGATGAATTCGGTTCAAGGCCATTTTCATACCAAGTTTAGTATTGGATATTTTTCTAACCCTGACGCTCTTATTTGGGGAATGCAAGTTGGTTGTTTAATTAATCAGAAGTCTATG